GGGTATATAAACCCTTCGGGTTTCGGTACAAAAAAGGTTTCGGTACATACCGGCGGGTTTTTGAGTGTTTTTAAGGAGAATTGAGATGAGATCAAAAAAGGTAAAAATGTGGTGCGGAAATCCACCAGATGATCAGATGTGGAGCAAGGTTTGTGATCTTGGAAAGTTTGATGGGATCGGTTGGATGATGTATTCCAAAGTGCCTGATGCTGACAGTCCGTGGCAAAGTTTAAAGTTGGTAGCTGATGGGGTAGTGCCAGGCAAGGCAAACTACAGACTTGCATGGAACGGGGAAAGGTTTGCCCTGCATCCAGACTTTGTGTCGCTTCAAGAGTTTAGGCCGGCATTGGCCAGAGCAGTCAACAGAGCGCTTGATAAGGCCGTTGCATGATCGAAGTCGAGATGGACATGAAGATCGTGTCCGTGGCCAACATGCGGTTGCATTGGGCGGCCAAAGCAAGGCTGGTGAAGTCGCAAAGGCAGAAGACCAGAATGGCACTAGCAGCTGTTGCACAGTCCTATGGCGTTGAGATACTGCCAGTCACCGTGGTGTTGACCAGAGTCGCTCCAAGGAAGCTGGACGGCGACAACTTGCAGTCTGGGTTCAAAGCGGTCAGGGACGGTGTGGCTGATTGGCTTGGCGTGGATGATGGCAGCGACATGATTGAGTGGCAGTACAACCAAAGGTCTGGTGGGCCGAATGTGTACAAGGTTGAGATTGAGGTGATAACATGACGGTGTGCGCAGTTGCCATTGCCGCACCTTCGGGGAAAGCGCCAGTTGGTGTGAGTACCTTCTTTTTTTAAGGAGTTTACAAGTGACTGATAACTTGGCGTCAGAAATGACAGTGCAAAGAGAAGGCCCAGGCCGTCCAGCTTTGTTTCCGGCAGAACATGAGGCTTGGCAAAATATCCTGCGTGGCATCTCAGAAGGCAAAAGCCTGACCAGCACCCTTAGAACCGAGGGAATGCCCAGTTACTCGCTGGCGCGTCAAATGATCAAGAACAACCCAGAGTTCAGGGCGGCTTACGAAAAGGCCGTAGAAGACCGCGCAGACCGTTTGGCAGAGGAAATCATTGAGTTGTCAGACAAAGAGCTTCCAGACGGTTTAGAAGGCTCTATGGCCAGTGCTTGGGTTCAGCAGAAACGTCTGCAAGTTGAAGCACGCAAATGGGTGGCTGCCAAACTTAAACCAAAAACCTACGGTGACCGCATTGATGTTGCCGTAACCGATCACAGGATTAGCGTCATGGATGCGCTGACCCAAGCCAAACAGCGCGTGTTGATGGATAACAGTAACGTGGTAGATGTGGAAGCAAAGCAGGCGTAATCGGAAAGGTTATGCGCTTTTTGCATAAAAATTGTACGGTTACGCGCACGCGCACGAGTTGCGTAAACGCAACAAAAAGAAAGCCAAACAACAAGAAAAGCATCGTCCACTTTATACAATGACCATTATGTTAAGTTGACCTTGAGTTATCCACAGAAAAAATACTACTCAGGCATTACAGTTTGAGTTATCCACAAGCAATTGTGGACAATTGTGGAAAAGTACCTGTGGACAACCGCCCAGCCGGCCATGGGGGAGGGGGTAGGGCCGGCGCGAAAGGGCCGCAGGAACGGTAGCCCCGCGAACATTTTTTAAAATATTTTTATTTTTATTTTTTTCGTTTAACATCGCGCAAATGCAAACCACGATCTACAAGCCCGAAGACGAACAAGAGTTGATGGCCACTCTGTGGACACCGGCGATTGCCGATGACCCAGAGGCGTTTGTGCTGTTTGCCTTCCCTTGGGGTCAGGAAAATACACCCCTTCAAAACTTCAAAGGCCCACGCAAGTGGCAGCGCGAAGTTCTGCGTGAGATTACTCAGCACATCAAAAACAACCAGGGCAAAGTAGACTTCAACACCTTGCGCAGTGCGGTGTCTTCTGGCCGTGGTATTGGCAAATCTGCCCTCGTGTCCTGGCTCACCATCTGGATGTTGTCTACCCGCATAGGCTCAACAACGATCATTTCGGCCAACAGCGAAGCACAGCTGCGTGCGGTGACATGGGCCGAGATCACAAAGTGGTTGGCCATGAGCATCAACAGCCATTGGTTTGAGGTTGCGGCCACCAAGATCACCCCTGCTGCCTGGCTAACTGAACTGGTTGAAAAAGACCTTAAAAAAGGCACACGTTATTGGGCTGTTGAGGGCCGTCTGTGGTCTGCGGAAAACCCAGATGCCTATGCTGGTGTTCACAACTTTGATGGTGTGATGGTGATTTTTGACGAGGCAAGCGGTATTGACGACTCGATCTGGGCTGTGACGGCTGGCTTCTTTACCGAGAACACACCGAACCGCCTTTGGTTGGCTTTTTCCAATCCACGGCGAAACACTGGCTACTTTTATGAGTGCTTTAACTCCAAGCGCGACTTTTGGAATAACAAGGTGGTTGACGCACGCACCGTAGAAGGCACTGACAAGGCGGTATACCAGAACATCATTGACGAATACGGCCCCGACTCAAGCCAGGCACATGTCGAGGTCTATGGCATGTTCCCATCTGAAGGTGATGACCAGTTTATACCGGCTGACATTGTTGATGAGGCCATGGCACGGCCCAAATACAAGGATCAGACGGCGCCAATCATCATTGGTGTTGACCCTGCACGCTTTGGCGCTGACGCAACGGTGATTGCTGTGCGCCAAGGGCGCGACATTGTGCGCATTGACAGGCATCGAGGTGATGACACCATGACGGTTGTTGGCCACATCATTGAGGCCATCGAGGAATTTAGCCCTGCACTGGTGGTCATTGACGAAGGTGGGCTTGGCGCTGGCATTGTTGACCGTTTGAAGGAACAAAGGTACAAAATCAAAGGTGTCAACTTTGGCAATAAGTCGGCAAATCCGATCATGTATGGCAATAAACGCGCTGAAATGTGGGGAAAAATGAAAGATTGGCTAAGAACCGCAAGTATTCCTAAAGATAGGTTCTTGAAAACTGATTTGGTTTCGCCTATGATCAAGCCAGATTCTAGGGGCACTATATTTTTGGAGTCAAAGAAGGACATGAAGGCTAGAGGTTTGGCCAGTCCTGACGCAGCTGACGCTATTTGCGTTACATTTGCGTTTCCTGTGGCTCATAGGGAATATACTGCGAAGGAAAGAACCCGCGCATATTCTGACCGCACGGCAGTTGCAACTTCATGGATGGGAAGTTAGATGGCTACAAAAAAGAATGTCTCTCTCAGCGTTGGCCGTGGCGAAAAGTTGCCCGTCAGCAAAGGTGCTGGCTTGACCGCCAAAGGGCGTGAGAAGTACAATCGAGAAACTGGCAGCAATCTCAAGGCGCCAGCGCCTAACCCCAAGACTAAGGCAGATCAGGGGCGCAAGGATTCATTTTGTGCAAGAATGGGCGCCGTAGCGGCCAACGCCAAAGATGGCGAACGCGCTAAAGCAGCTCTTAAACGATGGAAGTGTTGATATGGCTACCAAACCTGGACTCTACGCAAACATTCATGCCAAACGCGAACGCATCAAAGCTGGCTCTGGCGAAAAGATGAACAAGCCTGGCTCTAAAGCAGCGCCTTCGGCCAAAGATTTTAAAGAGTCTGCCAAAACTGCGAAAAAGAAATAATCATGGCAAATACCAAGCCAATTGGCGTTGCATACGAAGACCAGAACATTATCAACGCTGATATTGTTAAGGCTACCGACATTGTTACCACTGGCACGATTGGTTATGCGGCCAGTGCTTTTGGTACGGTAACTCAAACCAACAATAAAAACACAGCGGTAACACTTAACACGCCTTCTGGCCAGATTACTACTGCGGCATCACAACTGTCTCCTAACGCCAGCGGAGTGTTTGTGGTTAATTGCAGCACAGTCAGCAACAGAGATGTGGTGGTGGTTAGCGTGGCTTCTGGCGGCACTTTGGGTGCATACAATGCTTTTATTTCAGCCATCGCTAACGGCTCGTTCACGGTAGAAATCAAGAACGTGACAAACAATGCGTACAGCGAAGCGATCAATTTGAACTACGCTATTCTTCACACGGAGAGTTAATATGCCACTGGTTAAATCAAAATCACCCGAAGCCTTTCGCAAGAACGTCAAAGCTGAAGTCAAAGCTGGCAAGCCCGTCAAGCAGGCCGTGGCCATCGCGTATTCAGTCAAACGTGAAGCAGAAAAGAAGAAAAAATAATGGCTGATCCAACCGGAATGGTCGCGGCGGCTAATGTAGCCGCTGGCGGCAAACCACCAAAGTCTGACTCAGACATTCTGACAACCGCCCGCGCACGGTTGGACATGGCAGTTGCCGCATTGGCCGAGAGCCGTGAAGACGAGATTGACGATCTGCGCTTTTACGCTGGATCACCTGACAATCACTGGCAGTGGCCTGCTGACGTATTGGCCACTCGCGGTGCGGTGCAGGGTCAGACGATTAACGCACGCCCGACACTGACAATTAACAAACTGCCGCAGCACGTTCGTCAAGTGACGAATGACATGCGTCAGAACCGCCCAGGCGCGAAGGTCATCCCAGTCGATGACAACGCTGATGTGGAAGTGGCCGAGATTTTCAACGGCATGATTCGCCACATTGAGTACATCTCTGACGCTGATGTGGCATACGACACGGCCTGCGAGAATCAGGTGTCCTACGGCGAAGGCTACATCACTCTGATGACTGAGTACTGTGACGAAAACACATTCGATCAGGACATCAAGATTGGCCGCATCCGCAATAGCTTCTCGGTCTACATGGATCCGCTGATCCAAGACCCAACGGGTGCAGACGCCAAGTATTGCTTTATCACCGAAGACCTCACAAAAGCAGAATACGAGCGCCAGTACCCCGATGCTGCGCCTATCTCTACGCTCCAGTCCCTTGGTGTGGGCGATCAGTCAATCAGCAACTGGCTCAATGAAGACACGGTGCGTATCGCTAGTTATTACTACATTGACTACGACAAGACTAAGCTGAATTTGTACCCTGGCAACCAGTCGGCCTTTGAAGGCACGCCAGAGGACAAGATGCTCAGAGACATGTTTGGCAAGCCTGTCAAATCACGCATGTCTGAGCGCCCACGGGTGATGTACTGCAAGATCAACGGTTACGAAATTCTTGAACAAAAAGAGTGGGCTGGCAAATGGATTCCTGTGATCCGTGTGATTGGCAACGAATTCGAGGTTGATGGCCGTATTTACATCTCTGGCTTGGTGCGAAACGCCAAGGATGCCCAAAGGATGTACAACTATTGGGTTTCACAAGAAGCCGAGATGTTGGCCTTGGCGCCAAAAGCGCCATTTATTGGTTACGGTGGCCAGTTCGAGGGCTACGAGGACAAGTGGAAAACAGCCAACACAAACAACTGGCCGTACCTTGAGGTCAATCCAGACGTTACAGACGGCCAAGGCGCGGTTCTGCCACTACCCCAGCGGGCACAGCCTCCAATGGCCTCCAGCGGGCTATTGCAGGCCAAAGCAGGCGCATCTGAGGACATTAAGTCCACAACTGGCCAATATAACGCTTCTCTTGGCATGGGTTCCAACGAACGCTCTGGTAGAGCCATTCTGGCTCGCCAGCGTGAGGGTGATGTAGGTACTTACCACTATGGTGACAACCTGACCCGTGCCGTGCGCCATGTGGCTCGTCAGTTGGTGGATTTGATCCCCAAGATTTACGACACTCAGCGTATTGCCCGCATCATTGGTGAAGATGGCGTGACCAAAATGGTCAAGATCAACCCTGACCAACCAATGCCAGTCAACAAGATTGTCAATGAGCAGGGTATTGTGATTGAGAAAATCTACAACCCTGGCGTTGGCAAGTACGATGTGGTGGCCACAACTGGCCCAGGCTACGCAACCAAGCGCCAAGCGGCACTTGAAGCGATGGCGCAGCTGCTGCAAGGCAACCCACAACTGTGGTCTGTGGCTGGTGACTTGTTTGTCAAGAACATGGACTGGCCTGGCGCACAAGAGATGGCCAAGCGCTTTGCCAAGACCATTGACCCCAAGTTTTTGGAAGATGGTGACGAAGACCCAGCATTGCAGGCAGCCCAGCAACAGATTCAGGCCATGGGCGCTGAGATGGAGCAGATGTACCAGATGATCCAGAATGTCGGCAAGTCAATCGAGATGCAGGACATGGAGCGCAAGGACTTTGAGGCTCAGATCAAGGCTTATGATGCCGAAACCAAGCGAATTGCCGCTGTGCAGGCTGGTATGACTGAAGAACAGATTCAAGACATTGCCATGGGTGTTGTCGCTGCGGCCATGGAGTCGCAAAGCATGATGAACCAGATGCCTGAGATGCGTGAAGAGCCGATGGCCATGGAAGAACAACAAATGATGCCTCCCCCACAACAACAAATGGGAATGCCACAATGAAAGCCGCAGACTTTATCGGAATTTTATTCTTAGCCCGTGATGTAACTCACTCGGTGCATTTGAACACTCGCAGTTACAGCAAGCATGTGGCGCTCAACATTTTCTACGAGCGTATCATTGGCGCAGCTGACGACTTTGCCGAAGCCTATCAAGGCCGTCATGGTCTAAT